CTCCCGCTGTGTGGTGGTTGGCCTGTTGTGCGCTCCCCCGGGAACCCCCAGAGGCAACAAGCCAACCACCACACAGCCCCCGAAGGGGCTGCGGGCTTACGCGAAGTCGGAGGCGTCGGCGCCTTCGGCAACGTCCTCGAACTCGTCAGCGTCGGCAGGACGGCCTGCGCTGAAGCTGTCGCCATCCTTGAAAAACTGGATGCCGCGCAGGGTGCAGTTCACGCGCTTGCCGTAGGCGTTGTCCTGTGCCCAGAACTCCAGCGAGAAGTTGTAGTACGCGCCAGCGTAGATGCGGCCCGACCGCTGGCTCAGGGGAGCGCGGTCACGGTCGATCACGGTGGGCGGTGCGTTTTCCTGCGCAGCGGCGTTGATGAAGAAGTTGCCAGGGAAGCCGTCGTACTGAGGCTTTTCGTCACCTTCGTGCAGCGCGACCTTGCCGGTCTTGTACAGGCTGGCGAGGATGGCCGGGGCCTTGTCCTTCCACTTGTCGCGGGCGACGGCTTCGATCTTCTTTTTGATCTCGCCGAGCTGCGGGTGATCAGGGCCGATGATCGGCGTGGCCGAAAAGCGTGGCTTGCCCTCGCCGTTGACGGTGGTTGCCTCGAAGACGTTGAGGAAAGCGCCGCGTGCGTCTTTGAGAAGCAGGCGACCGATAGGCTGATTTGCAGTGCTCATGTGTAGGTTCCTTTGGTTGAGCAATTGGTACAGGTAGATTGTAGCGTGTGCTAAAGCGTTAGGCAAGCGATTCAAAGTCATCGACCACGGGTTTGATCTCCAACGCTGGGCGCGGGTCATCCACTGGCGCGACGTGGGGTTTGCCTTGCGACTGGACAAACAGGGCTTGCACGCGGGGCCATTGGCGCGGGCCGATCGTTCCGGCTTTTGCCAGCTTGTCGGCAGTGGTCGGGCTGATCAGCTTGAGGTCGTACATGTCCTCCAACTTGACGCGCATCGACTTGAGCGTCTCCTCGGCAACCTTGGCATCAACCCACTGGCGTGCGCCCTTCTTGCCGGGCACCAGCTTGTAGCCGGGCACAGACTCACCCGCGAGCAGGCGGCGCTCGGTCTCGGCGCGGATGGCTTTGCACCAGTCCTCGATCAGATCGACCTTGGACAAGCAGGCGGCGAGCCATTGGGGACCATCGTCTACCGTGCCGATGGCTTCATGTACCGGGACGGGGTCGCACTCCGCAAACTCGTCGGGAGTTGCGGGGGTGGCGTGACCGCTTCCGAGGGCGTAAGCATGAACCTCCGCCCGCAGCGCCGGGCACTCGGCCTTGGCAGAGCAGAACTTGCACTGCTTTTCGCCGGGGCGCAGATAGACCCGATCCCAAGACACCGCGCTTGTCACCTGCGTGCGATCGACGGCCATCGCATTGCGACAAGTGTTCACCGCCGAGCGCGCTGTGCTGCGCCCCCACGTCTCCAACTCCTCGACCGAGATGTCGAACTCGCTGGCAGCTTTCTTGATGCGGGGCTGGCTGATCACCATGCGCACGCGCTCGAAGTCGGCAACGAGACCCTGGTAAGCCTGAAGCGCACCGAGGGCGTAGAGCGACATCTGCGGGTTGCGCTCGGCGCTGACCTCGACGCCCATCCCGTATTTGAAGTCGATCACGATCAGCTCATCGCCGCGAGCGATGATCACGTCGGCGGTGCCCCACGCTTCCAGCTCGGGGGTGTCGAGGTACTGGCTGTAGTTGACGCGGATGTCGGCGAAGATGACCCCCTCGTCGCCAGCTGCGTCGGTCACGTAGTCGATACAGACTTGCACATGGCCTGCCATGTCCTCGTCTACAGTGAACGTAAAGCCGTCCGCTTCGATCACGCGCCCGATGTAAGCGGCTGCGGGGCGGGACTCTTGCAGTGCCCAGGTGAGCACCTGATGCGCCGCTGTCCCTTCCGCTGCATACTGGCTGGATCTGCGCGGCTTGCCTTGTTGCAAGACGTGGCTGCCCGGACACAACATGCGTTGTTCAAAGCCCGAGGCGGACCAGGTTGAGTGTGCTGAGGTCATGCGCTCTCCAATTCAGCGATCTTGGCCTGCACAGCGTCGTGAGCCTTCGCCCACATTTCCTTGGGCATGCTCTTGAAGTTCTCGACACCGAACTGCTCGGCGACAGCCTTGGCTGCGTCACGGGACTTGCCTGCCAAAGTGAAGACCGCCTTTTGCAGGGTGGGGTAGTCAATCTCGGGCGCAGCGTCCGCCTTGGTCTCCTCGACCTCCTTGGCAATAGGCGCTGTAGGGGCAGGGGGTTCCACTGCGGGGGCAGGTGCGGGCGCTTCTTCCGCAGTCTTGGTCGGCTTTGGGGCGCGTTCCTTGGCGACCTCCACGGTGGACTTGACGACCTCCGTCTTGGGCGTTGGCAGCGCGCCGATCAGCAGCGACTCAGGGATCTCGTTGAGGGCCTTGCGTGCAGCCTCGACAGTGGCGAAGTTCAAAGTAATTTGGATCACGGTTTTTCCTTTCGGGGTGGTTGGGGTAAAGGTGCGCCGCACTAGGCGGCGGGGGTTGGGTTAGGCGGCGCAACTGATGCTGTGACCGTGGCGGCCGTGGCGATTGGACATTTCCAAACCCAAAACCCCCACAGACTGCACAACAAAAGACCACTCAATCCCGGCTGCTTTTGCTTGTCCCTTGGTAATGCTGTAGCAGCCCAAGGTACTGCCGTCTGCAAAACCGTTTTTCAGGCCGAGCAACTGATCGTACAGGTCGGCGGGTCCTTGCAGTTTGTTCGCGCTGATGTGTGCGGCGGTCATCTTGCGTTCTCCGTTGCGTTTGCGATGTGGCAACTGTAGCACATGCTAAAACGCAAAAGCAAAAGAAACCCGACTATTTTGCCGGGTTTCTCTGGCGATCTGTTGCGAGGGTGTTACCGCATCCGCCCCCCTTGGAGGATTTGAACGACCGTCAAGGCGATGCAGATGCCGATCAGTTTTCGGGTCGTCCCAGGTGCGCGCCAACTCTCGCAGGTTGTCCCTGCGCTGATCAAAGACGGTTCTCATGGGGAAAGTAGCCTACTAAATGTGTAGCAAAGGTTGCAAGGACTTTACACTGTGCTAAAGTTCTGCCATCTAAACAGTGAGCTACAGGATGAAAACGATCAACGCATTGAAGGCGTGGATGCGAGCAGCAACCACGGAGGAGCATGAACTCATGGCGGACCGGGTGGGTACGTCGGTGGGCATGCTGCACCAATACAGCGGTGGACACCGAGAGATCAGTGCCGAGCGGGCCGGGCAGATCGAGGCCGTGAGCGCGCGGATGCACAAGGCCAGCAAGGAGCGCTTGCCCAAGTTGGTGCGCACTGATCTGTGCGAGGCGTGCCGCTCGTGCGGCTATGCGCAAAAGTGCTTGGGGGAGCGCGCTGTCGTCAGCGAGTTCCCGATTGTGGACCCTAAACAGTTGGAGCTTGACCTATGACCTGGGCCTTGATCGCTGTGTTTTACGCTGGCGTTGGCGCCGGCATTTTTATCACCGCTTTGATGGTGGCAAACGGAAGGGATGACGTATGAGCAACGAGGGAAAAATTGACGTGCCTGCTGTGCCACAAGGTGCACCCGAGATCAACTACCCCGCACTGATCGAAGCTGCGTTTGCCAAGAACAGGAAATGGACGCAAGGCACAACTGGCTGTATCGCCTTCGCGCGTGGCGCTGAGTGGTTCCGCGAGCAGTCCATAGCCGCCACCCCAGCCCCCGCGCCTGCGCAAGAGGTGGCGAGTGCATTCACCAAAGCCCTTGATATTCGCTTAGCGCAAGGATGGAACCTGACCGGCAACGCCATCCCTGTGCTCTACACCGACACGATCAATGACTACCAGGTCCGCCGCGATGACGTGTGGCTCTGCACGACCGATGCGCTGAAGACTGAGAAAGAGGTGGGGCTGACTGCTAGCCAATTCGACCTGATCTGCCAAGCCATCGACAAAGCCGACACCGCCACGATGGAGGGCGACTACATGCTGGACTCAGACGACTGCATTAACGTGGTCCGAGTCATGCAAGCCCTGTTCGACGTCACCAAGCCTGCGCAAGAGGTGGGGCTGACGGATGAAGAAATTGAGGCAATCGCCCAAAAGCACATGTCAACCGTTGGTGATCATTGGTGCAATGAGGAAGCGATACGCGAAAGACACGCCGAAGACTTTGCCCGCGCCATCATCGCAGCCCTTCGCGCAAAGGGGCAGACATGACCAACCGAACCTATCGCCCCTGGTCCCACGTTGAGGACGCAATCATCCACGCTCACCTGACCGATGGCCGAGGGGCCATCCAGCGTGGGTTGCGGCTCGCAGGGTATGACCGATCACTCGACCAAATCAAAGGGCGAATCAGGTTGCTCAGGAGCAAAACATGAGCAATGAGCAAAAGCTGCCGTATGACGTGGCGCGATGCAGTGGTGTGCGCGTTGCCGCGCTTTGTCACAACTGCCTGCGTAAGACGGCCCCAGGAAGACCATGCGGCCCACAGGTTTACATCAGCCCGCAGGTCTTTGATGCTGAGATTGGCATCGAGCAATGCCGCAACCACATCAGCGCAACCGGAGCAACCAATGAATGAAAACCAAAAGCTGCGCGAGAAGATCGCAGCGGAGTTGGAAAAGAAGCTGCGGGCGCAGTTGGCAGCGGCGCTGAAGAATGCCGCCTAACCCAGAGTTCACCGGCCCCGGTAGGGGTCCGCGTGCAACGTAGTGTTAGGCCTGTGGCCACAACAACGAAAGGAACGAAATGGAACAACCAACATATGAGCAACTTTCCGGCGCACTGCTAAGCGTCGGCTTGGCATCAGCATTCGGGGAGGCCGAACGGTCGGCAAAGCTAAAAACGCTGCAAGCCCTTCGAGACAAGAAAGACACATGGTGCGGATACGCGGAAATCGAACTCCGCCAACTAATTGACTCAACGCTGAAAGAGTACAAATCATGAGCAAACTACAGCCGCTTGACGACCTGGAAATGCACGAGCTGCTGCGCCTGATGTACCCCGAGCACATCCGCAGTGACGATGACGCCTACTTCGAGCTGTCGCAGCAGGCCTGTGAATCCATCGTTGATCTTGGCGACGGCTTTGAAGTGCCGCTGCCTGAGCTGCTGGCCCGCGTGGCAATGCTCACGATGCCCATGCAAAGCGGTCTGACGGGCGCGCTGTCTCACTGCCTTGGTGAGGTGACGATTGCCGATGGCGCGGCACAGATGCGTGCCGCAGTGCGCAGGGATGTTAGGGCCTAACCCCAGTTAGGGATCAACATGACGAACCGGAGCAACCCATGAATGAAAACCAAAAGCTGCGCGAGGTGTTGCAGCACGCAATCGAAGACCTGTCATCTGCAACAGGTTTCCTGACCAGGCGGTCCAGAGATCGTCAGTCAAAGACCGTGGCGGCACTCGCTCAATTGCAGGCAGACATCGCCCTGCCGA